CTACCTTCCAAAAAGACCTGAGACGTTCTGCTCCTGGGTATGATCGCAATGGAATAGACTCTTGCAGGGAATACGCTTTCAAGGAATACAGCCACCTGAGAATCCATTTGTGGTACACCAGATCAGCGTGTAGACTTATACTCGTGACTGCCACACCCTCTAGTCTGCCGACACCAAGGATGGTTTTAGTGTTGGTGAATCTTTTGGCGAATTTCTCAACAACTCCCGGAATTGATAACTGGTACAGATCATGAGCTACCTTCGGGTACATTGGAGTAAGCCGTGACAGGTCATTCAGCAACTTATCAGAGTTGGATAGTCCGATAGTTAACATCTCCTTAAGTGTCCTGTTTCTAGTTACTCCGATCAGTTGGTTCTTTACCGATGAACTAGTAGTGGCTTTTGCGTCAGTGGGAGATGAGAATGGCAAAGAAAAGGGATTTAGGATCAGTCTCTTAATGTTTGGGTTTTGATCAAACATGACCCCGGAGTAGACCATGTTGAGCCAAGACCTACATTGTGGAATAGACTGTAGTAGGTTCATCCAAACAATGCCAGATGAAAGAGGATCAGGGATGCCTCGGTAAAAGAACTCACTCCATGCAGGGACAGGCAGTCCTCCAAGAGACTGTGGAACCACTGAAAAAATAGTGCAGACTATGTTCTTTTGGCTGTTGGCCATCTTATCATAACACACAGTTTCCCCAAGCTTAGACCCATGTAGGAGTGAAGAGTTCAACTCTCTTGATAAAGTGTACCCGATTCTCCACAAAGTTACCCAATACCCAAGAGTAGGGTTTGTTGACCGTTCTGTAGATGCCAACCCACCAGATGTGAGCCCACTTATTAATTCTGTAGTGCTTGGTGCATCACTGGATGTGGTAGGGAAGAGTCGAGATACCCCCTTAAGAATGGTTGACAGGGATACCCCGTTGCACCACATCTCCTTACTATACGACACATATGAGGAAGATTGTGTACACTCCTCCGGCTTGAGAATGTGACCATATCGTCTACAGCCTTCTTTGAGCTTGGTCTTAACTTCAGTGACTAGGCTCCGAGTATAGTTCGTCTTCTCATCTTCCTGAATATTCGGTGGGTACCTCACCATGATTGTAACCACCTGATTGTCTCCTTGCCCAGTGATGATGTAATCCAGTCCAAGCGGCCATAAGATAGAGTGTATCATTGCTGCCGTCAAGAGGGTCCATAGTTTCTGGGCTATCCCTTCAAAACCAGCCAGATGGTCATACCACAAGAGATCAGAC